TACTCGAGGTGTATAGTCCGGGTCTTGGTCCAGATGCTCCGTATCAATTCACGGTATCTCAACACAACGACAACGGGTCTGATCGATGGTGGCGCATCGGACGTCTCAGAGCGGATGGTACATCGTTTTGGTCGTTCATTCAAGCCTCCGTGACGATTCAACGCGTCAACGGTCATGCCATGACGATCGATTTCAACGCGTGGGGCGTCGCCAACGTCGTCGACGATTTCCACATCAGTTACGTGAACGTCTCGGGACGTGATCCGAGCCCATACGCCGCTCGTCTCATCATGTACAAAGACACGGTCAACCACAACCTCGACATTTACATCTACGCCGCGTCCTTTAGCCGCGTCATGATCAAGGGTTCGACGTCGGTGAATTCTGCTGCGGAGGCTGCCGGACTTGGGTTCAATCCAACACCCGATTGGACCACGACCGCGCCGACGACGAGTGGTACGTACACTGTCTTTCACGATACCGATTCGGGTGGGAGCGCGAATTCGCTCGTACAGAATGGTCCGAAATTAGGGATAAACATCGATCGACCCGATGAGGCGTTACACGTTCGCGGGAACATTCGGTTGGGTGCGCGGACGGGATCTGACGACAACACCGACTACTCCATTCGAACCGCGGGACAATTGCAAATTCGCGCGAACGACACGAGCGATACGGACGTGGATTACAGATATTTCAATCTCGTGTGCGGACCGACGTCGAACAACTCGAACACGACGGCGATTCAGTTGGGGAGTTCGGAGGATTGTACCGTCCGAACGTTTTGCGAAAACTACGTCATCACGAAACAATCCACCACGAACGGTGGGCAATTGATGGTGTATTCGAACAGTGGGATCTCTTCGAACGTGTGCGTGCAGGGCGACGGGAACATCGAACGCACGTACACGTACAACAATGTTCGGTATGCCGGGGGCATGCACTTGTCGGGTGGTACAGTATTACCGCTCTATGATGGATCAATCGACACACAGTTTCGGATGAATTTCGGGAATGACACCTACCGCTGGAATGGCATCTATGCGAAGTCTGCCAATTTTTTCAGTACAACCGCCATATCGGCGACTGAGACCATGGGTACGATTGGTCGAGTTGTATCCACAGCAACGGGAGTCAACAATGCAAAGCTTGACTTCACACAAGTGTACGAAGATGGGAGTCAAGGGGGGTGGTTCGGTTGGTCACAAAAAATATCGAGCGTCATCGACATCCACACACACGGCGGGATACGGTTCAATGGGTACAATAATCCCTACGGCGTGTCCATCGAAACTGGATACAGTGGCGGCACATCACCAGACAATCTCAAAACCGTGATGCACTTTGACAGGAATGGTTCGGTCGGGATCGGGACGGCAGACCCTTTCAATTACGGGTACGCGACCTATAGCGATTACACGCTCGGGGGGTTACACGTGTACAAAGACGTCTACACAAATGGCAACGGGTATTGGTGCCCCAACCACACCATACAATCGAATCACCAATTCTATGGGAAGATGTATGCTTATTCCCCTGAATACGCTAATGGACCGTACATCACGTCCGGGATGATGATTCAAAACCTATCTACATCCGATATCGGATCGACTGGCAATTATTCCCAGCGATTGGTGTTCAAGACGCACGATTACGGTACATACGGCGGTGGTTTCGCCGAGTGTGCCATGGCGTGTAGCACGAGCGGGAAGGTGAGCATGCGTAAATACAGTTACATCGCTCCCCTGTCCAAACTGCACGTACAGGAAAGTGCGTATGCGAACGGTCCAACAATGACCGTGAGTGGACCCCAGTTGGGACAACAATACAACTACACGTACATGCGCATCGGAAATCCACACAATACGACTTCAACCGATTATTGTTCACTCATCGAAAATGTGGATAATTATACAAACTACTATAATAGCACCTTAAATTTTTACACGCATTCGGACGCCTCGGACACGTTTGCACCGGCGACAGGGAGTAGCGTTTTGGGGTTGCAAATCTTCAAAAACAGAGTCGGTATCGCTGGTTCTATTGATGCTAATCATGCGTGTACCATCGACGATGGCAATGGATCCGTGCTTGCGTACTCGTACTTTGTTCGCAACACGTACGGAGAAAATTCGTGGGCCGAAGGAAATTATGACGGTGCGTCTTATTCAACCTACAACAGCGTCTTCAAGGTGTGGTGGGGACTTGCGTGGAAGGATTACGCCAATAACGTGCGCATGGTGTATAACGCACGGGCGGGTGATCTTAGCATGACGGGTACATGCGTCGCATACGCGTTCACCGCCACATCCGACGATCGCGCCAAGGATTTCGAGAAACCACTCCACTTGGGCACGGAGACGTTGCTCAAACTCAATCCCCAACACTACTGGAAACGAGATAAGTTGGAGCTCACGACAAAGGTGAAATATCGCGAGGAGTTCGGGTTGATCGCCCAGGATGTGTATTACGATACACCAGAGTTGCGTCATCTCGTGAAATTGCATTACGACGCCGATCCGTCGCCCGAGAAACCCGTGCGCGACGAAAACATTCAGATCGATCCACCCTACGACGATTGGGGGTCACAAATCGCATCACTCGATTACGAAGGATTGATCCCGGTCATGATCAATTCCATCAAGGAGATCGTCACCGAGAAGGACGCGGTGAAGACCCGAGTGACCGACGTGGCGTTCTCCAACGTCATCGACCATCGCGGGTTGATCGTGTGCGCGCGCGACGACGGGTTCAGTCCGAAGAGTGGAAAGCCGTTGGTCGAACTGTCGAGTCGAGTCGCGTGTAAGGCGTGGTACGGTGTCATCGCGGGATCAAACGTGCACACGGAGGATTCCGAAACGCTGATCGCGCGCGGTGGTGATGCGAAGGTATGGGTGCTCATGCGGGAGGGTGCGAGCGTCGAGAGCGGGGATCTTTTGTGTACGTCCAACGTGCACGGCTACGCGTGGACGCAGAGCGACGATCTCGTGCGCTCGAGCACGGTGGCGAAGCTCGCACAGGGATGTGATTTCACCGTGCCAGTCGCTCGTCCGAAGAAGACGATCCGTCGCGAACTCAGGGACGTGACGTATTACATCAAGCGTCGATGGTACCCGTCCACGAAGGAGGAGTACGACACGATGCCGGACACGAAACGAAACACATATTTGGAGGATTACTACGCGAAGACGGACTACGAGTACCGACCCAAAACCGATATCAAAAAACAGGACGACGAGGAGTGGTCGGGTGTCGTCTACATCAAGAGGCTCACGTACGAGATCAGTAAGGAGACGTACGATGCGTTGTCGCCTGAGGCACGCGAGGCGTACCGACCCATGGAGGATTCAAAATTTGTGCGCACGGAACAGCAGACCGCGACACAGGAGGCGTATGATTTGATGACCGAAGACGAGCGCGAGGATTACGAGGAATACCAAGCCAAACCCAACGTGACCGAAAAAACCGCCGAGGAGTGGGAAGCGATGGAGGACGCCGAGGAGAAGGCGAAATATGTCTTGAAGATTCGTCGGGTGTACAAGCGCATGGAGGAGTGGGTGTCGAAGGATCCGTTGATCACCAACACGACTGTGGAGACGAAACAGGAGATGGTGGACGTGTTGGACGCAGACGGACAGCACATATACGACGACGATCCGGAAGCCACCGAGTTGCCGTACGAGATTCGATACTTATCGGCACAGGGCACGATCACGACTCGACACAATGCGGTATTCCACGCCGCACTTTTGAGATGCACCCTCATGGGTTAAAAATAATCTCGCATGGTAGTACTATAAACGATGAGTGCCGGTATCACCCAGTTGTTGGCGATCGGCGCCCAAGACAAGGCAATCACGGGCAATGCGTCCGTGAGCTACTTTCGCTCTGCGTTCAAGACGCACACGAATTTCGCACAGACGGTCGATAGACAAACCATTCAAGGTCAGGTGAAGGCGAATTCCATGTCGACTGTTCGATTCGAGCGAAAAGGCGATTTATTGTCTTATGTATACCTCACGCCGCTCACGAACGGGACTCAGGCGAACACGTCGATCAGTGATTGGAGCACGGTCATCGATAAGGTGCAACTGGTCATCGGCGGGCAGGTCGTCGACGAACAAGACGCCATCTTCACGCAGCGTTTGGCACCGACCGTCATGGCGTCCAACCAAGTGCAATCCGTCACGGGTGACGTCTTCGGCGGCGCCACGAACGCGCAGTTCTACCCGCTCAAATTCTGGTTCAACTCGTACGCCCAGGCGCTTCCGTTGGTGGCGTTGCAGTACATGGACGTCGAGATCCGAATTCACTGGGGTGCAGAGGTTGGTGACAAGTGGGAGGTTTGGGCCAACTACATTTACTTGGACGGTGCCGAGCGAGAATATTTCGCGAGCCAGCCGTTGCAATACTTGGTCACGACCGTCCAAAAGTCGTTGCCGACCAACACTAAAGTTCACGAGCTGAATTTTAACCACCCAATCAAGGCTATCTGTTCCGTCCGAAACACGGGCGGTGCGGTCGCTCTCGCGCACATCCAGAACAGATTGAAGCTCCAGATGAACGGCATCGACGTCGGCGATTTCCGCCTGGCACAGCCGCATTTCACACAGGTGGCGGCGTATTTCCACTGCCCCTACGCGCAACGCGCGAGTTTGCAAGACAACGTGATCATCATTCCGTTGTGTTTGGACACGTCCAAGGGACACATCAGCACTGGTTCCGTCAACTTCTCTCGACTCGACAGCGCTCGCTTGATCTCCGAGACCCAGACGAGTCAACAAAACTTGTACGCGCTCGGATTCAATCTGTTCATCATCAAGAACGGGATGGGTTCGTTGGCGTTCGCGAACTAAATTCTACGCTTCATGTAATATGAGATTTTACACCATCGCCATCATTCTCGCAGTCCTGTTCGTCATCACGTACGACCCGAAGAGTCGCACGCTCGAGAAATACATCATGGGTCCGCTCTCCCCGGTGAACGCGCAACAGGCGGGGAGCCCCACGCCGTCGGACGTCCAGTGTAAACATCCACATTTCCAGGCGAGGAACTTTGGAGAACCCGTGTACGATTGTCCGAAAAGTAATTCGAGAATGGGTGCGATTCACTCGGCTTAAAAGGATGTGTGGTAACACAAATAATAAACCATGATGCAAATGGACAGACAATTGTTGACCACGATCGCCGCCATCGTCGCCATCGCGGCGTGCGTGTACCTTTTCAGGGAGATGAAGCAGGCGAAGGAAGACGTCGACGGATTGAAAATGGTTCAGACCAAGATGATGCACATGCTCACGCCACCGCCCCAACCGAGACCGTTCGGAATGCCCGTGCCACCTCCGCCACCACCACCGCAGACGGCTCCGACGCAAAAGGATGCGTCGATCGAGACCGCGCCCGAAACGGACGAAATCGCCGAAGAAAAATAAGTTCACTCATGGTAGATGAAATTCATCAATAATGAAAAAACACAAAGCAATCGCAATACCAGTTACGTTCGAAACGGACGATAAGAAACCACGATTTCTTACCGTTCGTGATCGCCGTTGGCACGAATGGATATTCGTCACCGGTGGATGTCGCAAGCGAGAGATCACCTCACCGCTTCGGTGTGCCCTCAGGGAGTTGGAGGAAGAGACCCGCGGATGCATGAATCTGCGGAGCGGGTGTTACACGGAGTTTTCGTTCACGGTCAAGGACAAGGAGGAGGGCTTCGATCTCGTGTACTCGGTCTACGTCTTCTTCGTCAACGTCAACAACGTCCAACGTCAGGCGATGGTGAAGAAATTCTCAGAAGAAAAGGCGAAGATGCAACTCAGAAAACACAACAAGTTACCGATCAAACGCGTGTACGACGAGAACGATTTCATGTCGTGGGACACGCTCGAAGATTTCAACAAACGAAAACAGTGGAAGATGCAGGTGGATCACATTTTGAAAAATCCGGAATTTTATTCCGCGGTAAGTTCGCAATATAGAAAAACGTTCAACTATGTAAAATGAAGAGTAAGAAGTTCATCCTCAACCAAATCAAGGAACTCATGCTCGAGAAGGGTCACTCCGAGGCGGACGCGGACAAGTACGTGGACGAGGTCAAGGAGAACACCGTGTACGAACTCCTAGTCCTGAAGAAGGAGATCAAGGAGCCGACGTCTCCGGTGGACGACGAGGCGGCGGAGGAGGAGGAATTGCCGACGTCGTTCTTTGATCGACTTAGAGGGGTCAGGCGTTACGAGGAGTAAGAGACATGTTTAAACGATGGTGTCATGAAAACAGACTGAACAACGCTTCCAATCTGTCGCACGTGCTGATGAATGGGGGAAAACTGAGCATACCCAACGACAGGTTGAAAGAGTTCTATCAGGTGTACTGCGACGCGGTGACGTCCGGTGAGAAACTGTACGTGGTCGAACAAAAGTCCGAGCTGTACAACTTTTTCGTCGATCTCGATTACAAGAGTGCCGAGTGTTTGGATCTTCCCGAGGTGGAGTCCATAGTCAAGGTGATTTGCAACAAAGTGAAGGCACACGGGGGCAGGGACGCCCTCGTGTCCCTCGCCCCACCGAAGAAGGCTGGGAACAAAATCAAGACTGGCATTCACATCAACTTTCACGAGTTCGTCGTGGATCAACGATCGGCGATCGCGCTTCGACAACACATTCTCGTCGCCCTGTACACGGCGAAACCGAGCGTGGAGTGGAGCGACGTCGTGGACTCGTCCGTGTACGGTGACGTCTCGCGCGGGAGCAAAGGGAGTGGGTTTCGCATGCCGTGGAGTCTGAAGCGCGCGAGGTGTGAACACTGCGGGGGGAAAGGGTGCGAGACGTGTTCGAACGAGGGTCGAGTCGATCAGGTGGCGTACTTACCCGTGTACATATACAGACACGGTCCGCTGTCCATGCTTCAGAGAATCGACCAAGCACCGGATCCCAAAATACTCGAGATGTCCGCGGTGCGCTCGAGCGCGACGACGCACGCGAACGTGCAACCGCCCAACACGGCGTTCAAGGAAGGCGCGTTCACGAGACACGAGACGAAGGATGAATTCACGGACGACGTGGCGATCGCCGAACTCGAGGCGTTCGTGCAAAAATACATGGAGGGGCAGGTGAGCGCGCGTCTGACGAAGGCGTACAAACAGACCAACGGTAATCTCATCGTGGCGACGACGAGTCGGTACTGCGAAAACACGGGTCGAGACCACGGGGGGAATCACGTGTGGTTTTTAGTGACCGACGAACACGTCATGCAAAAGTGTTTCTGTCGGTGCGAGACTCTGGTGGGTCGTCAGTTTGGATTCTGTAAGGATTTCACGGGGAAGGAATACAAACTCACGTCCGATGTGAAGAAGGCGTTGTTCTCGGACGAGCCGCGACAACGGCAGCAGAAGAGGAAGCGACCGCCGCCACCGTCGAATTTTTCGGACGTCAAACCCGAGTTGGAGACGTTCATTCGGAAATATTTTTCGGGACACGAGGACACGAAGATCGTCGAGGTGTGCAAGAAGGCTGGTCGGGTGTTGATCGCGACGAATTCGAAATTTTGTGCAAACAAGGCACAGGATCACGACAAGTTCGTGAGTTTCACCGTGGACAAGTCGGGTATGATTCAGCAGATGTGTGGGTGCAGGAACATGCAAAAGATGAAATTGTTCGCGAGCACGGTCGGCAAACTCAAGAAAAAATAAACGTGTCCCATAGTAGAATGGCGCTCTACCTCGTCGGAGCGACCAGTGTTTTAACGTACCTGCTCACCTCACAGCGTCAACGCGTGACCCTCGACCTTCACGATTTGAAAATGGAAGCGCACAAATTTTCCGGCGTCGAGCCGACGGAATTCATGGCGTTTTTGAATAACCTGAACAAGATCGACCTGTACATCGACGACCCGAACGTGGCGTCGTATTTTCTGTACACCGCGCTCGACCACCTGAGTAATTTGAAATTCAATAAATTTGGAATCGAGTCGGATATAGACGAACTTGTCTCAAAAATAGGGTTTAAGGCGGAGTTGTCCATCATGGACAGCGCGCTTCGAGAAAAGAAACGATTCACGCCAAAGTACTTAAACGAAAGCTTTGAATACAGAACAGAAGACAACCCATGAGTGTCACGAGAACGAGATCTGGGCGCGCCATCAAGAAACCGGAAGAGATTTACATTCCGGATCTCGATTTCGCCGAAGACGATTTCTCCGACTCCGAGTACGACGACGATGATTTGGACGCGTCTGACATTGACACGGACGACGAGTTGGACGACTCGGACGACTCGGACGATGAAGAAGACGACGACGACCTCGAAGACGTGGACGAATTCGGAAACCTCATCGGTTTGATCGTCGACGAAGACGTAGACGAAGACGAGAGTGACGACGAATCGTACTACGACGAAGAGTCGGACGAGGACACGGAATCTGAGATGGACGAAGAGTCGTCGTCCGAGGAAGAGGAAGACCTGCGAGTGATGAGAAGGAAGCGATACAGACGGGGTTAAAAGAATGTACTTTATTAATAAGAATGGAAACTGATATCGGACAACCAATCGATTACAACCCGAACATTCACTTGCCAAAAGAGCCGCCGCTCCCTGACATCGATGAGCACCGCAACCACGACAGTTCACCCATAGACGAATACATGCAAGAACCACAGATGATGCACCACTACATGGAACAGCCACCGCCGCAGATGTATTACGGTGGCGCCGGCGCGCAACACTCGTCCTTCGACATCGCGTCGTTGGACAAGAACACATACCTGATGGCGTTCGTGGCGTTTCTCCTAGGATTCTTCATGGGCAAAACGATGATTAGTCCAGTTATCTTCCGGAACCCCTAGA